AGCTTCAGCGCCTCTGTTTGTTTTGTACTCATTGCTTATTTCACTTTCTTTGAAATAACCCATGCATAACCTCTGAATTGAGGACTTTTTTGAAGTCGGGCAGCTTCTTCTTTGGCTTTTTTCTTGTTTGCATATACGTGTTTTACTTCTGGCTCTTTCCATCGAAGTCCAATGGGTGTTTGCACAATCAACAAGTAAACCCATTGCTCAACATCATTACAGTCAGGCAGATTTGTGCACGGGTAGGCGCAGCCTGGGTAGGTGCATGGTTTTTCAGCCAACTTCAGCGCCTCGTCTTTCTTGCTCATGCTTGTTCTCCTTTGGCGATGGCGGCTCTTGCATTGGTCATTGCTGCGCCACTTACTTGCGCCGTAAAAAAAGATGCTTCATGTTGTGCGACCAACTCCTTCAGCGCCGCCAGCAGTTCCTGATTGACCCTGACTTTTTCTCCGTAGTTCCACACGGCTTCGCCAAGTTGCTGCTGTAGTTTCTGGTTAGCCTCGTGCAGGCGGCGCAGTTCGGCGGCGGCTTGATTTGTCAGCGCATACCCGCTAGATGGCATGGCATCCAGCCATTTTGCAAGCCTCAGTGCGTTAGGTTCGTTCATGCTTGCTCCTGATAATGAATGTCACACTGGATTTCGATCTCTCGCAGATCGGATTCACTGAGGATTGAGGTTACGTCTTGACCTCTGTAGTAGACACTAAAGCTACAAACCAGGTCATCTTTTGTGCTGTAAAGCACTTGAACAGGAGCCTTACGGCTTTCTGTGAGTGTGAGAAACATGTTCATACATTTCCTTGGTTGTGGAGATTCCATCTTAGGATAGATGCAAGCATACTTGTATAGGTACTTACCCTAATAGCCGCTGCAAAGTGACGTTCAATGCGTCCATCTCTGTCATCTTCATAACAGACCACATTCGTTTCTGTCCGTGGATTCCATTGAACGCACCTCGATGGCAATCAGCACAAAGAGCCACGCAGGTGTATTGAAGTCCCTGAACAATGTGATGAGCCTCTGATCCTTCGCGGGAATCACAGACTGAACAAGGCAATTCTTTGACTTTTGCCAGGTGTGCCCGTTCTTTGTTGTTCAGCTTATTGTTCAATGTTCACCCCGTTTTCTGCTGCCCAGGCAATGAGCCATTCTGTGAACTGGCTTGCTTCGTCTTTCGTAAACTTGCGCGTTTGCAGTCCTAGCTGAACGATTCCTGTACCGTCCAGGCTCGGAACCAACTTGCCAGTACTGATGCCGACTTCCTTTGAAAACTGCCAAACAAGAAATCGCTTCCAATCCTCAGCAGACCATTTAGCCCCTAGATGACTGGCTTGTTTTGCGATCTGACCAATGATTGCGTGATACATCTCCTCTTGGTCACGGCTCTTTGACTCTCGCTTGATCTCAAGTTCCAGCTTATGCCCTGCTTGCAAAGCTGCTTTCATTTGAGGCCATAGCTTTCTTAATTCTTCGTGTGCTTGCTGCGGATTGAACAGTTTTAATCGCATTGAGGTCTTTCATTAACTTGAGTGCTTTTGTACGTTCACGATACCTGCGGTTTACTTCCTGCTGGCTTAATTTAGGTTTCTTTGCATCTTTACCCGCGCCAAGTTTGTAAACCTTCCTGGTTCTGTTTCCTCTTGCATCTTCTTCCCAATCGCATACATGAACAACACCAGCCTTGTGTAAAACATTCATGTACCCTCTTACCGTGTTAATGGTCAATCCAGTGATTTCAACCAATTCCCACGATGTATAAATTCCCTCTTGTGCTGCTTTGAGCATTTCTGCAATAGCAATTGCATTTACTCGGATTACCTTTTTTTTCATTCCAATTCTTCTTTTACGCAAACATGAACAGATGAAATCGTGTCGTATCTTTTTGTCACATGGAGACTGACAACCTGTACGTCATCCACATAGACGATACCGTTCATCGCATCGAGCACTGCCTTAGCCACGTTATCAAGGTCGTGTCGCTTAGGTCTTTCAAGACGCTTTAAACAGGCCTCTGTGCGTTTTTTTGTGTATGAGGCTGGTACTGCATAGTTGACGTAGATATAAACCGCCACAGGCGTTTCTAGCGGCTCTGATGACCCCATCGCAGACTTCGCCATCCTTGCTATTTCAGCTTCATAGGTCATTGTTTCTTTTGGCGTGTACGTTCTGCCAGTGCGTGTGAAACGTGGTCGCTTCTTTGGTACTGGTTCTCCGTACACGTTGAAGATGGTCATGAATGTCATTTTCTTCTTTGAATTTCTTAATCAGTTCAAATTGTTTGTTATCAAGCTGTCTTGCAAGATCGTTAATTTGCAGGTCATAAAGAATATTTTGAATCTCCACACCTTTATAAACAACCTTCGCAGAGTCAACATCACAAACAATGTAATCATCTTCAGACCAGAAATCAGCAGTTAACTGTACTGGCTCATCATTCAAAAAAAGTTCAATCGAGATTTCCATTTTGCATTTCTTTCATGTAATCAATGATTCTGTTTACGCTTCCTTGTCCATACCGCTTTTCAAGATATTCGATTCGTTCTCTTGTCATCACTTTTTTGTTCAAGTGCTTCCAGGTAGCAAATAGAACCCTTGCTTCAGACATTTCAAGCTGCTGTCTGTCTGATGGATTCTCTATCGTTTTTCTGCTGTACGCCATACGGAAAAACCCTTAGTCAATGTCTCCAGTCATCCGCAAAGCCTCATCAACGATCTTTGCAGGGTAGCTCCATCCGTCTTTCAGGCGGTCTAGGATTCTCATGGCGTCAGTCCAACTCATTCTTTAACTCCATGCCATGCCTCTGACACAAGCTCAGAAACACAGTTAGCAATCAATTCAAAGCGATTAACACTAATTCGCACCCTGCCGATCAAGTTTTGACTGTCCTCAAATGCGTCTGTTGTCCATTCTTCAATGACGATATTTCCTTCACCATCGCCATAAGCCTGAATATTGTTCATTGTGTTAAATCCTAATGCCATCATCTTTCCTTTAGACATAGTTCTAGCTAGGGTGGATAAGACGGTATTCTTATCCTACCTGCTCCATCTTTCTATGAGGATTTACCCTAAAAGGTCAATCAAATCACAAAAAGACCAAGTGCGCGTGACGGGTTGATTCGCTTCCCACGTTGGCCTAGCTTTCCACCTGAGTTACCAACGGGACTATCCATACCTCAACCAAGTTGGATCGCGTTTAGCCAGCGGGTGTAACTGGTGCGGTGTATTCTGACTTGCAGCCCATTCAGGCCCATGACTAACCGGAGTCGTGCGGGTCAGATCGCCAAAGAAAAAACCCCAGTGAACTTTGGTGGGGCATGGCCCTTGGCATGGGCAGAATCAGGCAAGTGAGAGACTCCAAGAGTCTTGTCTGAAACTACACATACCCCACCGAAATACACTGGGGTTTAGGAATCTCTCACTGCCAGACTGCCACATCTGACATCGTTAGATTAACACAAGTTCTGCTGGATTGCAATAGGTTTTTTGCGTAATTCCTGCAACTTTTTACGGATTTCTTCAGGCATTGGAGCAGCTTTCGCCCTGTCCTGAGCAATCTTTTGCAAAGCAGGATCAATCTGTTCAGCAAATGGCTTGTTAACAAAGGTATCAGGAATTTCTGCGCCATCCCATCGTTGCTGATTCAAATAGACCAGCGGCGCTGGAATATAAGCCCCTCCATCTTTACGCCACTGTTCTGTTGTCAGCATCCAAGCAATGTGCTTAAGAATCTGATCTGTACAAGTTTCACAGTAAGACTTATTCCAAACCTGCTGACATTTAGACTTTGCGCCTTTTCTTGGATGTTTCGGCCAAGCTGCCCAGAAACGATCAAATCCAGATTCAAATAGACTACTCATTTCTTAGGAGCCTTTCCAAAGTATTGTTTAGTCCCGTCTGCACGGTCTTTCTTCAGGATCGTCCATCCTTGTGTCCTGACAAGCCTAGCCATCTTTGAGTGTGGGCTAGTGGTAGGCAGGAACCTGGCGATCTCAGCGGCTGTCGCCCCTTCCTTGCGGCCAATCAGCATCTTGAGTCGATCCATCTGGCTTTTTGGTTTCTTTTGAAAGAACATCTTTCTTTCCTTTCACATACTTGCCAATCTTTTGTGGTGTATTACCAATATGGTAGAAATGACAGTGCGGACAGTGATACGGAGTCATCTTCGCATCAAGTTTGCGGCCAGCAACCATCTGTGCAAGGTCAAATGTCGGATATTTGAACTTGCCTAAGCATTGGGATTGAAGACTGTGATTCATGCTCGTGAATATACAGTTATTGGGTAAGGCGTGTATTTTCTTTGAGTAATTGAAATCTCCTTATCTGTAAAAAGTGATGATGTTCTATGTTTCCAGTCAAATGCGTTTCCTTGAGATTTAGGAGTTCCATCTTCCCATTTGTAGTCATTGATTACAACTGGCTCTTTCTCAGTGAATTTCTTTTTGGTCAGCCGATACAAACTAACTTTCTTCCCATCGCTGCGAAGAATTTTTTTGTATTCTTCAATATAGCCATGAGTCAAAAGATACTCTCTGATTTTTAGCGGATCAGCGTCAAACTTATACTTCATCCTTTGATGAACAAGTTTGTGAGTTTTTGGGCCATCTTTCAGACATTCCAGGTAGTACAGTTTCGCTTTAATCATAAGTCCTCGATGTAGATGTGTTTGTCCATTACCTTTTCCAATGCGGTCACCAGAACGGCAACCATTGCGGCGTTGAGATCGCCAGGGTTGTCAACGTAGTACTTGACCAGCGTCATAACGTAGTCAATCACTGCGTCGGCAGCTTCGTTTTCGGATTGTTCGATGTTCATAAGGTCAGATTAGCATACTGTCAACAGGCTGTGTATTAGGGTTTATCCCTATATTTTTCGGTGTCAACAGGCCATAAGATAGAGGCTCATCAACTAGGAGATCGTATGAAAGACTCACACATTCGCACACCTCGCACCATGAACGAATGCCATTGGACGCCTGGCTACGTCAGCCACAAGTCTATGGGCTATCGAGTTGAGTGGTGGGAAAAGTACGCAGACGTTGGACTGGCTGTGGTTATTGGAATTGTCCTAGCTGTCTTGCTTGTGTCCTGGTGGAGCAGTTGATGGACGAATTGGAATTTTTTGCAACTTATCAACAATGGGAACAGTATGAAAGTCTATCAAGCAATCAACAAAGTCCAAGCAGAATTGGCAACACTCGGGATCACCAAAGATCGTCGGAACAACCAGGGAACTGGATACAACTTCCGTGGGATTGATGATGTTTACAACACGGTCGCGCCTTTGCTGTCAAAGCATGGGCTGTGTATCCTTCCTCGCGTCCTATCTCGGGATTGCGTAGAACGCCAGTCAAAAAATGGCGGTACGTTGTTTTATACAACGGTTGAGGTGGAGTTTGACTTCGTATCCTCTGAGGATGCATCTAAACACGTTGTAAAGACGTTTGGAGAGGCAATGGACAGTGGAGACAAGTCAACCAATAAAGCCATGTCAGCGGCTTATAAATACGCTTGCTTCCAGGCGTTCTCGATTCCTACAGAATCAAACAACGATAGCGAGGCACAGACGCACGATGTTGCGCCTCCGATCTCCAATGCTCGGTTTGCAAAGGCTGTCGAGGCAATCAAGGCAGGCAAATACTCAACCGACAAACTCCGAAACGACTTCCACCTCACTGAGGAACAGGAAAACGCTCTGCTGGAGGCGCTGTCAGCATGAGAAAACATTACCATCTTCCATCCCAGCTTGGGTCTTTTGCTGTCCTGAAATATATCCAGGCAAGATCAATCGCTCTGGAGTCAAAGAAAGCACTCTTAGAACGTGAGGGTGCAATCGCCATCCTCCGTCAAGAACACAAAGGAATCGGCCTGATTTACGAAAACAAAACAGACCGATCTGGCTTTACTTTGCCGACAAAGCATGAACAGTATTGGCTCATCAAGCCCAAGAAAAACACGCTCATCGGCAAGCGCATTCAAGCCGAGATGAACGCGGTTTGCGAGAACTTGGAGAAATGGCAATGGGCACTTGAGGACGCGCTTGGGCTTTATGAATCGGTCTATGCCAATCGCCAATTTGAGATGACTGTCTGTTTCCCAATGAAAGATGGTTCTGTCCTTGTAAGCCAGCCAAAAAACGCAAAGAAAATCCTCTCCCAGGACTATCACATCAGTGAAGCGCAGTTTAATGAACTGAAGGCGGTGTCCGATGCTTAAATTTAGAGCCTCATCGTTAGCAGAGATCATGACTGATGGTCGTGGCGATAGTCTATCTGCTGGTGCTAAAACGGCAGTCGAAAAGCTAGCCAAGGAATTCGTGTACGGATATGACAGGCAGTTCTCGTCAAAGTACATGGAAAAAGGCATAAGAATGGAAGATCAATCGATTGATCTTATTAATTCCGTCCTGTTCACCAGCTACACAAAGAACACCGAACGTAAAGAGAATGACTGGATCACAGGGGAATGCGACATATTCACTGGCGACCAGATCATTGATATTAAATCGTCGTGGTCTTTGGAGACATTTCCGTGTCTGTCTGCTCACGGAGAGGATAAGACTTACGAATGGCAGCTTAGGGCATATATGTGGCTTTGGGACGTTGACAAAGCATCAATCGCATATTGCCTGGTAAGTACACCAGATGATTTGATTGGTTATGAGAATCGTGCTTACCACAAGGTTGATCATATCAATCCAGAGCTACGGGTTACTTTTGTTGACTATGAAAGGGATAAAACCCTTGAGGAGAAGATAAAAGTAAAGGTAGAAGCCGCAAGAAAATATTACGATGAAGTCGTAGCATTGATTGCAAAACAACATGAAAGGTAATAAATGAACATCATCACAGTTGCTGGCATTATTGGTAAAGATGCTGAAGTGCGTTACACACCTGGAGGCGATGCAGTTTGTAATTTCACAATCGCAGACTCTCAAGGAAAAGACAAAGACCCGATCTGGTGGAACTGCGCTTTGTTCGGCAAACGTGCAGATTCTCTGAGCAAATATCTTGTCAAGGGTACTTTGCTAACAGTTGCAGGAATTCTGACTAATAATAAATACACCGACAGAAATGGTGTTGAACGAGTCGGATTCAATCTGCGCGTTAATGAGGTTGCTTTGCAGGGTGGTCGCAAAGAAGATAAGCCACAAGGCCAGCAAAAACAATCTGCTGAATTTGACCAAGACATTCCATTTTGAGGTAACCCATGATTTTCAATCTTGAACCCAATGAAGCAGCTTACATTGTTCGTCTGATCGGTAGCCAGCCTACGGAATCTGGAGCATACCCATTGCATCAGAAACTCGTCGCTCAGTTCCAGTCGCAAAGCGATGAAGGCAAAGAGCAAGCACAGGCTCAGAAAGAAGCAATGCAACCCGGAGAGCCAGAATGAGTTGGTCTTATTACGAAAATGAGGTTGAAGTTTGGGGTCATGCCCGAGGCATCATCAAGAATGGCAAACCAATGGGTCAAGCCATCAAGACTCTTGAGGAAACAACAGAATTGCTCGACGCCATCAACAAAGGCGACAAGGAAGCGATTAAAGACGCTGTAGGCGATATCTTTGTGACACTCCTTATGCAGTGCGCCATCCAAGGATTCACGGCGACAGAGGCTTTAGAAGCGGCTTATCAGCAAATCAAAGACCGTAAAGGCTTCCTCACTCCAGAAGGAATTTTTGTAAAGCAATGAACGCACTAGAAACCCAGGTCGGAGGCGATCACTACCAAAAGAAGGCGATCCAGCCAGTTGAGTACATCCATGCCAATGGCTTGGGTTTCTGTGTTGGGAACGTTATCAAATATGTTTCAAGGTACAAAGAAAAGAACGGGATTCAAGACTTGGAAAAAGCCCGTCATTACCTTGATATTCTGATCCAACTGGAGAGCAGGCGTGATTCCGTTTGATTGGCTTAGATGTGAACCAGAGCATCCAGACAGTCACTGCAAGAATTGCAAACGCTGGTTAAACCATCCTGAACAACCAAAAAACCAAGATAGTTATTCTGTTGTTAGCGTAGAGTCAAGCAATTCAGAGGCTTGTCTTTACGTCCCGATCAGCTTTCAAAAGAAGTAAGGAAAAGGGCTTTCTCGGATTCTCTACGCTTGACAAGACCTGGTAGCACTTTACCGCCTCCTTTTGTCCAAGCCATGAACGCTTCTGCTGCTGCCTCCCATTCTTCGCGGTTAATCTTCATGCGAATGGTAGAACGCTGAAAATTCCCCAATCCTGCATTGAAGGAAAACGAGACACAAGCGTCGAATGCACCTTGATGACCAGAAAGATTGGGAGCAAGTCTAAGAACGCCACGTTCAAAATGTGCGAGGTCACGCTTGAATAATTCATTGATTTCTTCATCAGACCAAATCCGGTTATGTTCTGACTTCAAAGGATAGTCCTTGCGGATCATTCCTGCTGGCTTGCCTGGAACCTTAACAACAGGCAACTTAATTTGATCTTGATACAGAACTGATCCATTTCCAATCGTCCAAATGTGTGCTGGACACAAATAAGGACGATTTCTTTTGCCCTCAAACAAATGCATCAGATGGATGCCTTTGTCGGATGTTTTCATTTTTTAGACCATCCACGCGATCCGAAC